ATGTATGGTGGAAGTCTTATCAACCTTCTTAATACAGAAACAGGCATGACACCATTATGCACTATGCTGGACATCACACATGGAGGTCTTCAGAAATTCAACAGCAACATCGACAGAAGCGATGTGAATGATATGTTTGATAGATACATCGATGAAGGTGGCTCACAGACAGAGTTCCTTAGTGATGTTCTTATTCCATTGTTCCAGGTATCGGGTTTTTTCTCTGGGGCTCTCGAAACGAAAATGGAAAAGGAAATGGCGGAAGCCAAGAAGAATCTCTAGAAGATATCCTGATTACAGATTACATATACAAGGCGGTCTATGATCCAGCGCTTGATGCTGGAGTAGACCCCTTTTCATTTTGGAATTATTCGTTAGATGAGCTATACGATATTATTTCAGCGCATGAAAGAAAGAAAAAAGAAATGGTGCGGCAGGAAGCGATATCTCTTCAGATACAGGCTCTTCAGATAAGGGATTGTATTTCTGCTGTCCTTAACGGCAAGGATGATTCATTCACTCCTGCACAATTGTGGGACTTCTATCCTTCACTTTTTGAAGAGGATAAGAAAGAGTTTGAAAAAGAGAAGGAAAGAAAAGAGATTGCAAGCGCTAGATCTTCTCGTATTGCCTTCAGTAGAAGACATAATGAAGCACTAAGAAAAAGAAAGGCGGTGATGCAGAATGACGGTAGAGGAACTGCAGATAGTAATATCTGCACAGACGAAATCAGCGAAATCAGAACTGAACAGCGTGAAGAATGAAGTCACCGGCCTAAAGAATCATGTTGATAAGGTCACAGGATCAATTGGCAATTCATTCAAGAGTATCCGCAATATTGTGGCGGGTCTTGGTATTGCTTCTCTGATTAAATCAACGATATTAGGTAATGTTGATGCTGCAATCAAGAGAGTTGATACTCTTAGCAATTATAGCCGTGTGATGTCGAATCTAGGTGTTGGGAGCGTTCAAGCGAATGCATCGATACAGAAACTAAGCAATAAGCTTATTGGACTTCCAACAACCTTGGATGATGCATCAGGCGCAGTACAGAGATTCACATCAGTGAACAGTAACATCTCTAGATCAACAGATATGTTCCTTGCACTAAATAATGCTATTCTAGCAGGTGGTGCAAGCTCTGAGATACAGAAATCAGCACTTGAACAGTTGTCACAGTCATATGCTAAGGGTAAACCTGATATGTTTGAATGGCGTTCAGCGATGACTGCAATGCCTGCACAGATGAAACAGGTGGCTGAGGCCATGGGTTTTGTCAATGCTTCAGCATTAGGCGAGGCATTAAGAAACGGAACTGTATCTATGGACCAGTTCATGAATACTCTTATGCAGTTAAACACTCAGGGCATTAACGGCTATCAGTCATTTGAGGAACAGGCAAGAAATGCGACAGGTGGAATTTCTACATCAATCGCTAATATGAGAACAGCTATTGTTAGATGTATGTCCGAAGTAATGAATACAATCGGGCAGTCTAATATTGCTGGATTCTTTACTAATATTGCAAAGGCAATTAACTCATGCGTCCCATATGTTGTTGCATTCACTAAAGTTGTTATGGTCGCCGTTGGGTATCTGACGGCACTGTTTGGCGGCAAGTCAAAGAAGTTGAGTTCTTCTTTTGGTGGAGTGTCAAACAATGCTAAGAAGGCAGCAGGAAACACAGGGGCTCTTGCAAAGAAAATGAACGATGCTTCCGACAGTTCGCAGAAGCTTTCTAAAGGCGCAAGCGGAACAGGAAGAGGATTAAAAAAGGCGGCAGGTAATGCTTCTAAGCTTAAGAAGGAATTGAAAGGAGCTCTTGCTGGATTCGATGCAATCAATAACATCAATTCAAGCAATGGTTCAAGTGATCCATCTTCAGGTGGCTCAGGTGGTTCGGGCGGTGTTGGTGGTTCCGGCGGTGATATCGGCGGATTCAGCATGGATGACAGTGGTGCAGAAGAACAGAAAGGGCTTCTTGAAGAAGTAGACAAGCAGTTAGAAGAAATCAAGAAGAAGGTTGCGGAATTCTTCCAGCCATTAAAGCAGTCATGGGATAAGTTTGGTGCGCCGATGATTGCAGCTGCAGTATATGCATTTAATGGTGTCAAGAATCTTCTTATGGAAATCGGCAAGTCAATGTATACAGTGTGGGAAAACGGCACGGGCGCAAAGACTGTTGAACTGATATTGAAGATATTCACTAACATCTTCAAGATAATTGGCAATATCTCTCAAGGATTGGCCGATGCATGGAACACTGCAGGCCTAGGTGATTCAATCATCCAGCATTTATGGAATATGTTTAACTCTATATTGAAGATCATCAATGAGATTCTGAAAATTGTGAGAGATATAACTAAAGCGATTGACTGGACTGTAGTACTAGGTGCAGTGAATGTGGTTCTTAGTATCATTGATGGGCTATTCTCTTTCATAGCAGATAATGTAGGTCTTATTCTTGGCATTCTTTCCGCTATTGCTGGATTATCATTGTTTTCTACTCTTGCCGGAATTCTTGGCACTGTTATCACACAGATACAGCTTGCAGTGGGAGTATTTTCAGGTTGGGTATCACTTGCAACTGCATTGAGCGGTGCATTTGGAATTCTTCCACAGATTTTTGCATCTATTGTAATGGCAGTGAACCCTGTAAATGTCATCATAGGGGCAGTCATTGCTACAGTGGTAGACTTATGGCAGAAGAGTAAGAGCTTCAGAGATGACATAGTAAGCATTCTAGGAAATATTGCTACTATTGTTCAGAAGGTGTTTATGAATATTGTTGCACCTGTCATCAGTACAGTAGCAGGCATCATTAAAGAATTTGTGAATATGGTGCTAAAACCACTGTGGAACGCATGGGAGAATGTATTCCAGAGCATAATGGGATTATTAAGTGATTTTCTTAAGTTTGCTACGCCTATATTCAGTACGATTCTTGATATTCTAGGACCTATATTCAAATTAGCCTTAACACTATTGAGAGGTGTATTTGATATGGTATTTGCTGCAATTAGGGGAATTATTGAACGCGCAGACAAAACAATCTGCGAAAGAGTCAACAATATCAGAGAATTCTTCCGTAATCTAGGTGAATGGATGGAAGGAACTTTCGGTTTCAAATGGAAGAATGTGTTTGAAACGGTTAAGAATGCCGTCAAGGCGTTCAGAGACTGCATGGGACCGATCATCAGCTCTGTACAGGTTATTTTCATGGGTCTTACTAACTTTATCAGTGGTGTATTCTCAGGCAACTGGAGAAGAGCATGGTTTGGTGTTAGACAGATATTTGAAAGTATTGTTTCTGGATTAAGCCACATCTTCAAGGCTCCATTGAATTTCATGATTGATGGAATCAACAAATTCTTAAGTGGTATCGGCAAGATAAAGATTCCTGACTGGGTTCCTGGTGTCGGTGGAAAAGGATTCTCAATCCCTAGGATTCCTAGACTAGCAAAAGGTGGTATCGTAAGTGCATCCACTATCGCCAATATTGGTGAAGCAGGAACAGAAGCAGTAATACCATTACAGAGAAACACACAGGGACTTGATATGATTGCTGAAAAGATTTCAGAAAGATTATCACTTCCTCAGAATGACGGCACAGGCGCTACCTATGTCATTAAATTAGTACTTGATGACGGTAGAGTAATCACAAAGATGGTGATTGACAATATCAAGGATTATGAAGCACGCACAGGCAAGCCTGTATTTGACTATTAGGGGGTGGAATAAATGGCAGATGAAGCGAAAATCAAGATAAACGGAACACTTATTCCGACTCCTTCAGAGATTAGCGTAGAGATCAATGATCTAGATTCGGATAGTGTCAGACCTGTCTCAACAGGCATCTTAAGAAGAAATAGAATACGTTCTAACATGCTTAAGATTACATGTACATATAAGTTGAATACATTTACAGATGTAATGAATATTTTGAAGGTACTCACTCCGGCAGAGTTCACGGCAGAACTCTACATTCCTGATCATGGTATCAGAGGAACCAGGAAGATGTATGCTTCAAATAAGAAGTACAATTATAAGAGAGTGCAGTCTGGTCTAAAGGCAGATTCATTCTCTTTCTCTCTGATTGAGGTGTGATTATATGCTTATAAAGTATGGAGAGACAAATGTAACGGACAGACTTCTTGATTATAAGATGTCTGTCTCTTTTGCTGACTGCCGTATGATAGGTAACGTGCCATCAATTGAACTGACAATGAAGTTCGATAACTATGACGGCATTCTTGACAATATCGACATCAGCAAGTATTGGGAAGTCAAGGAGAATGATGCATCTGATACAAGATACTTCAAGGTGTATGATCAGCCGGAGAAGTACACCAAGGAACTCACTCTTAAGATGTACGACAACAATTATTCTCTTGACAAGGCATACGATACTAAACTGTCTTATCCTGTCACTATAAAAGACCAGCTAGACGAGATTGAAAGTCTGACTGGTCTTTCTATTATTCGTGAAGGAATACCGCAGTACGTTCTTGATAAGAGCGTATCATGGTACGATAACACGATTGTGATAAGAAACTATCTTGGGTGGATTGCTGAACTGTTTGGGGCTAATGTCTATGCAGAGGGGATTGATTCTATTAGGTTTGTATCAATTGAAAAGAGCGCCTTTGCTGCTACACAGGATTTAACAGACTATGAGAAGAATGAGGTGTATACACTCACAAGAGTATATGCTGAAAATGGTCTCAATCCTCTTTCTAAGGGTGATGAGACAGGCAATACGCTGTTTATTGATTCAGCAAATCTATATGCAGATGAACAGAGCATTATAGACAGCATCTATGACAGACTTAAAGGATTGACTTTCAACCAGGTGAAGAATGTCACGATGATATCGATTGATAACCTTCTTCCTGGTGCTCTTGTTAATTATAACAGCAATGAATTCACTTTCTTTGTATCGGATCTAACTGTCAGTTATAAAGGTGGACAGTTCTCAATGTCTACAGTTGACGGCAGTGTGACAACAAAGAATGAAGAAAAGACAGTGAAACGTGTATCTAATACAACACGAATCAAAAAGCTGCAGGTACAACAGGACCAGGAATCATTGAAACTGGATATAATCGCAAAGGAACAGGAAGGCATCAATGACAAGATGGCGCAATTAAGCCTGTCCAATGAGAAGATATCGCTAAGGGTTTCAGAAGTTGAAGAAAAGGCTGGAGAAGCAATCAAACAGGCACAGGGTTCAGTTAAGAAGTTTGTTTGTGAGTATGCTAGTTCAACAGATGGAGCTACACCACCAGAAACAGGTTGGTCAGAGACTGCACCGACATGGCGTCCTGGATTCTATATATGGCAGAGAACGGCCACGACGATCAACAATACTGTCACATACAGTACGCCAGTATGTATAACAGGTGCAAAAGGTGAGGATTCTATATTGTTGTGTATAGAGTCATCAAATGGCACGACATTCAAGAACAGTGATGTGGCAACTATATTCACAGTGAACATATATGTGGGTGGAGTTGTGATTGATAACTCTTCAAAACTGAGAGAAACATTTGGAGATAATGCATATCTGCAGTGGTTCATTAAAAGGCATGGAGAGACAGAATTCAGCAAGATTCCGTTAGATGATTCAAGGCTTAATGATAACGGGTTCATGTTTACTATTTCAGCGAAAGACATTAAATTCAAGGCAGTATTCAACTGCGAATTAAACATTTAGGAGGAAACAAAATATGGCAATTAAAGCGGTCAATCAAATTGATGTAATTGACTTAACTGATGGCTATTCCGTTGTATTAACAAGCGATAGCCATACATTTTTAGGTACTACTACTTCTGTAAACGGTACACAGACAACTACTACACAAGTAATGTCACTGTGTGGTAGCGAACAGGTTCCATGTACTGTAGGAACTATTACATGTCCTACAGGAATCTCAGCGGTATCTGACGGCAAGACACCAATGCCAACAATCACGGTTACTGCAACATCTGCATTAACTAAGAGTGGTACTATTACTATCCCTATCGTCGTTGATGGTGATATTACTATCAACAAGACATTCAGTTACTCAATCGCATTCAAGGGGCAGACAGGACAGAATGGTACAAGTGTTACCGTTAGTTCGACTTCTGTAACTTACCAAGTCGGCTCAAGTGGAACAACTAAGCCAACAGGTGAATGGAGCGCTACTGTTCCAAATGTACCTAATGGTCAGTTCCTTTGGACTAAGACAGTAGTCAAGTATTCTGATGGCAAATCAACAGAAGCGTATTCAGTCTCTTACAAGGGTACAAACGGCTCTAACGGTTCAAATGGTACAAGCGTTACTGTAAGTTCAACATCTGTAACATACCAGGCAGGCACAAGCGGCACTACTCCTCCAACAGGAACATGGAGTACTACAGTGCCTAGTGTGGCAAATGGTCAGTACTTATGGACAAAGACTGTTGTAAACTATTCAGATGGTAAGCATACTGAATCATATTCAGTTTCCTACAAAGGTACAAACGGCACAAATGGAAAGGATGGCTTAGACGCTATTACAATGGCAATTACTTCGAGTGGTGGAACAATCTTTAAAAATACCGCTATTGCTACAACTTTAACTGCTCATGTTTATAAAGGTGGAGTTGAAGTGACTGGTTCTGCGTTATCTGCATTAGGTACCATCAAGTGGTATAAGGACGGCGGAACTACTGCTGTAGCAACAGGTGCAACATACACAATCGGTGCAGGTGATATTACAAACAAGGCAACATTCAGCGCTCAGCTAGAAGGTTAATTATATGGTTAAGGCATCGGCTAGCATGACCCTCGTGAGAGTTAATGATGGCGAGGACGGGCAGGGAATTCGCTCAATCACTCCGGAGTATTACCTATCAGATTCAGCAACGGAAATGCCCGATGCAAACAGTAACGGGTGGAAAAGCGTTCCCGATGACTACATTGACAAGCATTATTACTGGGTTAGGTCAAAAATATTATGGGATGATGGAACATATACAACGACCACCCCAGTGCTTGCAAATGACCTGAAGTCAATCATTGATGATTACGACAACAGAATAAACAACATGAACAATCAGCTGCAGCAGGCAACTAAGAATGCTTCTTCATCTATAGAACAGACAAGGGCATCCATCTTACAGACTGTATCAGAGAATTATTACAGTGCTTCTGACGGCGCAAACCTTGCTTCTACTGTATCTACTATTCAGCAGACAACGGAAAGCATTCAGATGGGATTCGTAAAGAAAGAAGACTTTAGTTCTCTTTCTGATACTGTATCAAACAATCAGACTCAGCTAAATACTTATATCAGATTCAATGCAGAAGGCATAGAGATAGGTAAACAGGAATCTGAATTCAAGACTAAACAGACAAACAGCAAGTACTCTATTCTTCAGAACAATGATGAAGTAGCGTATTTCGCTAATAACAGAATGTATAACTCAAACATCGAAGTTTCTAGTTCATTAAGGATTGGAAACTTCGGATTCATTGTTAACCGCGATGGATCATTAACATTTAAGAAAGTAGGTGGTGACTGATGGCAACATATGCAACTTGCAGTGCTTCGTTTGGTGGCGGTAATGGCAATGTCACAATGACAATGACACGAACAGGTGTCAATGTTGACGAAAACTATGATTTATGGACTGCTACGCTGACAAAGTATTATAAGTGGAATATCAATTCAAATGCTACTAAATACGGCTCTATGTGGGCAAATGGCGCACTCATCTGGTCTGGTGGTGTGACTATCGGAGGAAGTGGAACGAAGACACTTGCGACGGTTACGAATATTAGAATTCCTCATGACAGTAACGGTGGCAAGCATTTTGATTTCTCATTCTCACAGGAATTGAAAGTAACTCTTTCGGGTAGTTATGTGGGCAGTGTATCTGCTTCGGGTGGTGTTGACTGCGATGTCATTCCTAGAGCAACTAAGCCTTACTGTTCTCCAGCATCAGTTTATTTTGGAAACAGTGTGACAATCAAGACACCTAGGGCATCATCTGACTTTGGTCATGTAATCTCATACAGTTATTACGATATGAATGTACAGATTGCTGATAATCAGTGGAATGACGAATTCAGATGGACAGTACCGACTTCACTGATCAGCAAGATGACTAACACGTCATATTCATATATGACATTCAAGGTAGATACATACAATCGTGCCGGAAAGTACATCGGTACTAACTACTGCCGATTGGATTTAGTACTGCCATCGGGCTATGAGCCAACTGTAATAGGAATCACATACACAAATGAAGATGCTGCAATCGCAAAAAGATTCGGAGCATCAACAATTATACAGGGCGTTTCGAAAGTCAAATGTAATGTATCAGCAACGGCGAAGAACGGTGCTTCAATTACTTACTATTACAATGAGATTGATGGACAGATCATACCTGGACCAAACAGTTTCTTTACAACTCAGCCGTTGAAATCATCTGGCACAGTTACACTTAAATCGACAGTTACAGATTCAAGAGGACAGAAGGCCGCACTTTCGAAGAATATCAGTGTCACGCAGTGGTGGTCACCGACTGTTAAGAATGTCACTGCACAACGTTGGAATGTATCGACTAACAAAGCTGACGATGAAGGTACGGCAGTTAAGATTACTTATTCATTTTCAATTGCACCTGTTGCAAATAAAAATGATAAGTCTGTCATGATCCAGTATAAAAATGGTGAAACATGGACTACTCTTGCAACTTATACAGATTCATACAGTGGCGAGAACAAGGTATATATATCATCTGCTGGCAAGTTCAGCGCAGACAATGCCTATTCTTTCAGAGTGCTTGTGAAGGATTACTTCACTACAGATGGTGTTGCATCTTATGCTGCTATCGCTCCTTCATTTAAACTGCTTGATTTTTCGGCTGATGGCAGAGGAATTGGAGTTGGATGCAAGGCAGAGAGTGGGAAATTAAAGGTGGATATGCCTCTTGAAGCGCAGTCATACAACGGTTATGTATTTGATTTCGATACAGAAAATCAGACTGATACATGGGTGCCCGTGCTCACGGATAAGAAGATACAGCATAGAGTTATTGGCTGGTCACAGTGGTATTCATGTGGAGTCAATGGGTGCGGTATTACTCTGAGATACAGATATAATGACGGACTGAAACTCGTTGAGTTGAATTGGGATGGAAGTGTGACAGCACCTATCGGAAACAATACGATGGGCTACATGTGGGAAGGGTTCCCACTTGATAAGTCTCCAGGAAAAAATGTGTTCATTCCTGTACAGACACAGAGTTCCGACTTGACTTTAAGATTCTATCCGAAAACTAACGATATAACCGCGAATCATTGGACTTTAACAGCAATGCATGGAACAGTTTCGACCGCTTATATATGTGGCACATTTATTTACTCATACGCTTAAAAGGAGAAGGAAATATGAAATTATATGATACATCATTAAAATACATGGATGCGATTAACGCAATCGGAGGCACTATTGTAGCGGTATTGACTGCTGCATTAGGCACACATTGGTTTTTATTCGTAGGCTTTTTAACATTAAACATCATCGACTACATCACAGGAATTAGAAAATCTCGTTTGACAGGAAAGGAGAATTCCGCTAAAGGAGTCAGAGGTGTATGGAAAAAGTTAGGTTACTGGCTCATGGTGCTAGTAGCATTCCTTGCATCAGCAATTTTCATTGAAATTGGACAGACAATTAACATCGATTTGACTATCACAACTTATGTGGGATGGTTCACTCTTGCTTCTCTCATTATCAATGAATTAAGAAGCATCATTGAGAACTTTGTAGAAGCAGGCGACAATGTGCCTGTCTTCCTCACAAAAGGCTTAGAAGTGGCTGAACAGGCTATTAATAAAGGAGAATAATTATGGAATTACAAGACACTGTAGAACTTATGAATAGTTCTGATTATAAGGATAGATTTAAGGCAGAATATTGGCAGGCAAAAATCAGATATGACAAATTAGATGATATGACCGTTAAGTACGAGGCACGTACCTTGACATTCATTCCTAGATGTTCGCTTGATCTATTAAAAGAGCAGAAAAAGCATTTAGGAAATTATATTCGCACTCTAAAGATTAGAGCAGAAATTGAAGGAATTGAATTATAAGAAAGAAGGTATAAAGTATGATTATTAATGTACATGGTGGACATTCTCTTAAATGCAGAGGAGCAACAGGATTATTAGACGAAGTCAACGAAGACAGAAAAGTTAAAAACAAAGTCATTGAGTTGCTAAGAGCAAACGGACATACAGTATATGACTGTACTGATGATAATGGAAAAGACCAGAATTCTAACTTAAAAGCAATTGTAAATAAGTGTAATGATCATAAGGTTGACTTAGATGTCTCTATTCATCTCAACGCTGGAGGCGGAACAGGTACAGAGGTATATGTCTATAGCGACAACTCAAAAGCCAAAGATGAAGCTGAAAGAATCGTCAAGAATATTTCTAACACTCTAGGCATTAGAAACAGAGGTGTTAAAACATCTACTAAGTTATATGTGTTGAGAAAGACTAATTCTCCAGCACTACTTGTTGAGTGCTGCTTTGTTGACAACGCTATTGATAAAGTGAAATGGAACGCTGACAAGTGCGCAAAGGCAATTGTAGAGGGTATCTTAAATAAGAGTGTTAGTGAACACGTTGAAACTCCTACACCTAAGCCACAGAGCAATGCATCTAGTACTTTAGGTACTTATATGATTACTGCTAGTGATTTAAGCGTCAGAACAGGACCAGGGGCTAACTGTAGAAGAAAGACATATGAGGAATTAACTAAGAACGCTAAGGCTCACGATTACGATAAGGACGGATGTCTTAATTACGGTACTCGTGTCACTGTATCTCAATTCGATGGAGATTGGGCAAAGATTCCTAGTGGATGGGTTGCGAGAAAGTATTTGAAAAAAGTCTAATTTAAGTTTTATTATGAGGTTATTCATAAAGATGTTGACTAAACTCGACTTAATTTCGACTAAATCTCGACTACACAACAATTTAAAGCATAAGAAAAGACCAGGGCTTAATTGCTCTGGTCCTTTTTTGCGTTTTCAATAACTGCTTCCATTGTTTTTCTTATAACTTCAGATTGTTTGATTCCTAATTTATTGCATGCATCTCTAAATTCTTCTACAAATTCGCTAGGATATGAACAACTGAGTTTTTTAATATTGGCTTTTGCATATTTTTTTTGTGCCTTATATTTATCACCCATGATAACAACTCCTTTATTTGATTAGTATTGATATTAATGTGAGAATGATGTTAATTGAAAGTAATACGATAACAATCATTTTTCCTTTTTCTGTCATAAACATTGACTCCTTTACATTTAGATATATAATGGAATTAAGGAAGGGCCGAAGCCCACTCCTTAATTATAGTACTATACTAATGATAGTTAGCACTATTTGAATCAAAGCTAGAAAAATCATTATCTTGTCGGCTAAACAGATTTTTTGATTTCTAGCTTTTTTCTTTTTGCTCATTTCTATCACCTCCTTACATATATATTATACCATATACGGACGTATATGTAAAGTGTTATATTGATAATATACATGAATTTTATATAATAATTAATGATATCCTTTTCTAACACTCATTTTGAGTGTTAGAACTTATCAGAAAATAAAAAAATGGCTTATTAAGCCATAAAATCAGAATCATAAGTGAGCGTTAAATGAGTGTTAGAATGAGCGTTATAAATATATGATGTGCCACTGAGTAGGTGCTCAACTAGTAACAAATCAGTAACATCATTCCAGTAACTGTTTATATTATTAGGTATTAAGCGCTTTTTTGTTTCACATTGTGAAAAAATTATTTCATTTGATGAAAATTAATTATAATGATTTTTATTATGTATATAATACATACAGAAAAGATGAACGGAGGTAAAGGAAATGGGTTTTCCAAAAGGATTTTTATGGGGTGGCGCAGTTGCTGCCAATCAGTGTGAAGGTGCTTATTTAGAAGATGGTAAAGGTTTATCAGTACCAGATATGTTACTTGGTGGAGATGTAAATACTCCAAGAACATTCTTACCAAAGACTGATAAGACTGCGTTCTATCCAAGCCATGAAGCAATTGATTTCTATCATCATTATGCTGAAGATATTGCTTTATTTGCAGAAATGGGATGGAATGTATTTAGATTATCAATCAACTGGGGTAGAATTTTCCCTAATGGTGATGATGAAACACCTAATGAAGAAGGTTTAGCTTTCTATGACAAGGTATTTGACGAATGTAAGAAACACAATATTGAACCTTTAGTTACATTATGTCATTATGAAATTCCTTGGAACATTGTGACTAAATACAATGGTTTCTCTGATAGAAGAGTGATTGATATGTTCGTTAAGTATGCCACTACTTGTATGAAACGTTATAAGGATAAGGTTAAATACTGGTTAACATTCAACGAAATCAATATCGCATGTATGGGTGAAGGTGGATTAGGTGACCTTTATGGTTTAGGTATCATGGACCCAGAAGATGTTAACTCTGATGAACGTATTCCATTAAATAAATTAAAATCTAACCCTCAGAAGACATTTGAAGCATTACATAATCAGTTTGTTGCAAGTGCATTAGTTGTAACAGAAGGTCATAAGATCAATCCTGATTTCATGATTGGTAACATGATTGCTCATACAACTTTATATCCATTAACACCAAATCCAAAAGATATTCTTGCTGCATTTAATGAAGATAACTTCAAGAATAACTTCTGTGGTGATGTACAGGTTCGTGGTGAATATCCAACATATATGTTCAGATATTTCAAGGATCATGGCATTGATACTTCATTTATTACTGAAGAAGATAAGAAGATCATTAAAGAAGGCGTTATTGACTTCTATACATTCTCTTACTATATGTCTAACTGTGTAACAGTTGATGAAAATGCTGAAAAGACAAATGGTAACCTTGCAACAGGTGCTAAGAACCCTTACTTAAAGGCTTCTGACTGGGGATGGCAGATTGACCCTGATGGATTAAGATATACATTAAATATCCTACATGACCGTTATCCTCATACACCATTAATGGTTGTAGAAAATGGTTTTGGTGCATTTGATAAGGTAGAAGAAGATGGTTCTGTACATGATACTTATAGAATTGATTACTTCAGAGATCATATTAAAGCAATGGATGAAGCTATCGAAGATGGTGTACCACTAATCGGTTATACAACTTGGGGACCAATCGACTTAGTATCTGCAGGTACTGGACAGTATGCGAAACGTTATGGTTTCATCTATGTAGATAGACATGATGATGGAACTGGGGACTTCTCTAGAAGCAAGAAAGATTCATTCTTCTGGTATAAGAAAGTCTGCGAATCTAATGGCGCTGATTTAGACTAA